CGAAGCGGATATGGGTTTAACTATTAAAGGTTCAAAATCAAGTAGTTCAACGGTATTTGGTGGAACTCCTAAAAAGAAATCTACTCCTAAGAAAAAAGAAGTTGATGAAACTGAGGAGGGTGAAGTGGACGAATCTTTACATGGTATTATGATAGGTGCAACTAAAGAAAAATTAAAAAAGGATTTAGGTAGAGATCCCGAAGATCATGAAGTTGAAAAAGAACTTGGTAAATTTGTAGATAGTTGGAAAAAAGATAATGAATCAAAAGAAAAAAGGGGAAAAAATCCATATAACCCAGGAAAACCTCCAAGTCCAGATTTTAATGGTTATAATAAGAGAAAAGAAAAGAAAGAAGGTGAAGTAGAAGAGGGCGATTACCACAATGAAAGAAGTAGAAAAGCGTTAGAGAAATCTAAAGAAGATTTTCCGCAACTTAAGAATATTAAAAAATGTGATGATTGTGGAAAGGTAGAATCTAAATGTAAGTGTAAAAAAGAAGATGTTAAAGAAATAAAAAATTGGGTTAAAGGTTTGGTAGAAAACAAAAATTTTCATAGCTTTACGTCTAAAAACGAAATTATGGAACTTATTCAAACTAAACTTAATGAGTCTGATACAATGGTTCAACATGGACCTAAAGTAAAAAAGGGTCACAATGGTATTCCTGAGTTTATGTCATATGATGCTATTGCAAGTGCGGAACCAAAAACTGCACCATCAAAACCGGCACCATCAACTAAACCTGGAACAAGACCAACTCCAACAAGAAGAGAAGATCCAAGAAAAACTCCTTTTCAACCTGGACCTGGAACAAACCCTAAACCAAAGGCTAAAATGGCTGAGGAGAAAAAAAAGTAATTAAAATGCAATTTTCTAAGAAAAAACTCTTATCTTTAATTCAAGAAAATTTGAATGAAATGCCAATGGATTTTGATAGTCAGGATAGACCTGACCAAGGAGTACAAGATAAGTTATCAACAGGGGAAACTCCGTTGAAAAAAATACCTTTTCCTCAGACAGGGGATGAACCTAACAAGAACTTCCAAGAACTATTAGCTTCAGAAAGATATAGACAAGTTGTTGCTAAAATGAGACAATACACCGGTGCAAACACTCCTATGAGGGGTATACAAGGTTTATCTCCTTTGATGCAACAAATGATGAGTGCACATAATCAAATCTTACAGTTTGAACAAAACCATAGAAGAGAATTAGAAGAGTTAGCGGTTGAATTAGTAATGAAGGAATTAGGTATTCCTGAAGGGTCAGTTCAATATGACGCACGTATTATCGGTATGGGTGAGTTTAATCCTGAAGACTTTAATCACGATCAAGAAGGTGAAGAAGAGGGTGGTGAAGAGGAAGGTGGTCAAGAAGAAATGAATTTTGGTAATGAAATTGAAATTGTTAATGATTTAGAGAAACTTGACTTAGAAAAAGCAAAAAGAAGATTTATAAACACAATTATACAAGGTGCTTCTAAAAGAGGTCATTACATGTATCATTTTGTTGAAGATAGAGTTAGACAAATTGTTGGAAACGATAGAATTATTGGTCTTTACGGTATTATGATGTCAGTAAATGACGCATTATATTGGCAATTACCTGATGAACAAATGAAAGCAATGGGACAATCTGGCGGTAATATTGCAGGTAGAGAAGATGTTGATAGACAAACAGACCCACCGACAATTAAAGCAAGAGCGGTAAACTTTCCAGTTTTAATACACGAATTAATTAAAGGAACTTTGGAGTTAGTCGCAATACAAGGAAGACCAAGAGACGAAGAAGGTAATGAAGAAGATTTTAGTGATATTGAAGAAAGTGAAGATACATTAGAAAAAGAAATGTGGGATTTACGTTTAGGACCAGCTATTTGGGACAGAATTAGATCAACATTCCCTGAAGACGTATTAACAGATGAAACTAAAGGAATCATCCAATTAATGGTATTCCAACATATATTTAAAAAACCGGCAAAGGAATTTTTAGTATTCATGAAAGAAGTAGTTTCTAAATCTGAAAACGGAAATCGTTTAATGGAAACATTGGTTCGTGCGATTGAAGAGGATATCAACAATTATGATTATGAACAAACGATGTCGGAATTTGATGAAGATTTAACGAGTATTAGCGATGAAACTGATAATGATGATTTAAAAGATTTTATATCAGGTATTCCTGGTATTTCATTATCCAACGATGACGAAGAAGACGATGATGACAGTCTATTTGATGAATTAGGTTTAGATAGACCTACGAAATAATACAAAGGTGGTTTACAATAACCACCTTTTTTTGTATTTATACATATATGAATACTAGAACGGAACAATTAATTGAGTATGCGAAGATTATAAAAGATACTCCGTATGCACTTAGAACGTATTTACAAACATTCGATAATACACAGAAAAAGTATGTCCCGATGGATTTGTTTGAAGATCAAATTCAGTTAATTAAGGACTACGAAGACTACAACGAAAATATTACAAGAAAGTATAGACAAGCTGGTGTTACAACAGTAACCGCGGCATGGTTATCTAAAAAATTACAATTAGCAAAACCCGATAATCCTGAGAGAGTTCTACTTATTGCGAACAAACGTGATACTGCGGTGGAAATGGCTAATAAAGTTAGACACTTCTTAGAACAATGGCCTGAATGGTTAAATGTTGGGTTCTCACCTGATAAAAACTCAGAGAGTAGATTTAGATTAAATAATGGTTGTGAGGTTAAGGCGGTTGCAACATCTGCGGATGCCCTTCGTGGTTATACGCCCACCATACTTGTATTTGATGAGGCCGCCTATATTGAAGCGGGAGATGACTTTTGGGCGGCATCTATGGCATCCCTATCAACAGGAGGTAAGATTATTCTTATCTCTACACCAAATGGTTATGACCCTATATATTATGGTGTTTACGACCAAGCATTACGCGGAATCAATGATTTCCATATTACAGATTTAAGATGGTTTAAAGACCCTCGTTATACGAAAGATTTACATTGGGTTAAGTGTCAAGACATCTGTCATTACATGTTGAATAGAGAACAATATAATGATGATGAAGTTGTTTTACATGATTTTGATATGAAAGAATATAACAAACTTTTAGAGGATGGTTATAAACCATTTTCTTCGTGGTTTGAATCAATGTCAAAGAAATTTAAATACGATAGACGTAAAATTGCTCAGGAGTTGGAATGTGATTTCTTAGGTTCAGGAGATGGTGTCATTCCTGGCGATATTCAAGAAAATATTGCTAAAAATATGATTAGAGAACCTATTGAGAAATACATGCAAGCAACTTTTTGGCAATGGAAAGAACCAATCATCGGTCATCGTTATATTATGGGAGTGGATGTGAGTAGAGGAGATAGTGAGGATTTTTCTGCAATATCAATCATAGATTTTGATGATAGGGAACAGGTTGCGGAATATATTGGTAAAATACCTCCGGACGACTTAGCTGCAGTTGCATACAAATGGGCCATCTTATATGGTAATGCGTTTATTGTAACGGATATTACAGGTGGAATGGGAGTTGCAACATCAAGAAAATTAACTGAATTAAATTACAAAAACGTATACATTGAGGGAGTTAATACTCAAAACATTTGGGACTATAATGCTAAGGCTATGGATAAAATACCTGGTCTTAACTTTAATAACAAAAGAACTCAAATTGTTGCAGCATTTGAAGAACAACTTAGAAAAGGATTTATTGTTAGATCTGCAAGATTATTAAACGAACTTAATACGTTTGTTTATATGAACGGTAGACCTGATCACATGAAAGGATCTCACGATGATGCTATTATGGGTATGTCGATGGCGTTATATGCTGCGGATGTGTCATTTAATTTATTACAAAAGAATGAAAATGCAAACAAAGCAATGTTAGATTCTTGGACTATGAGTGAAAGATCATATGAGACAAGTAAATCTTTTTATTCATACGGTACCGCATTTGATCAAATAGGTTCAATGGGGACGGATAATAATAATTTATATTATCAAGATAAAAACATGAATGTTAGTAAACAAACATATCAAGAGAATTCTTGGTTATTTGGTAAACGTAGATAATGTTCAGTTTATCATTATTTTAGTTTATATTATAAAGAAAAGTATTTATATAGAATGGCAAATCAAAATTTAACTGTATTTCAGAAATTAACAAAGATGTTTGGTTATCCGGGTAAACCTCAGGTAACACAGGCACCTTCATTTAATTTCAGTAAAGATGAATTATTAAAAACAGATAATAGAGAAGATTATGAGAAAGCAATGTTACAGGCTCAACAAAGTCAATACATTGCTGATAAGTGGACTAAGTTAGATCAATCTCTTTATAACCAATCGGTTTATTATGAACCAAATAGATTGGCAGCTTATTATGATTATGAAGCAATGGAGTTTACTCCTGAAATATCGGCAGCATTAGACATATATGCAGAAGAGTCTACTACAATGTCAGAAAAGGGTCAGATTTTAACGATCTATTCTGAATCAGATAGAATTAAAGAAATATTAGAAGATCTGTTTAATAACAGATTAGATGTTAATACTAACTTACAAATGTGGACTAGAGGTGTTTGTAAGTATGGTGATAACTTTGTTTATTTAAAGTTAGATCCTGAAAAGGGTATTGTTGGGTGTCAACAATTACCAAATATTGAAATTGAAAGATTGGAAGGTGCTGCTGGTAAAACTACAACACAAAATAGAGATTTAAAAGTCCCATCAAGAGAATTACGTTTTCAATGGAAAAATAAAGATTTAGAATTTCAGGCATGGGAGATTGCACACTTTAGATTATTAGGTGACGATAGAAAACTTCCTTACGGAACTTCTATGTTAGATAAGATTAGAAGAATATGGAAACAACTTTTACTTGCTGAAGATGCTATGTTAATTTACAGAACATCAAGAGCACCTGAAAGACGCGTATTCAAAGTATTCGTTGGTAATATGGATGATAAAGACATAGAATCTTATGTACAACGTGTTGCGAATAAATTTAGAAGAGATCAAATTTCCGATCCAAAAAATGGTCAAGTTGATATGAGATATAATCAAATGGCTGTGGATCAGGATTATTTTATTCCTGTTCGTGATCCATCACAATCTAATCCAATTGAAACATTACCGGGAGCACAAAACTTAGGTGAGATTGCCGATATTGAATATATTCAAAAAAAGATGTTAGCCGCATTACGTATACCTAAAGCGTTCTTAGGATTTGAAGAAGTTGTAGGTGAAGGTAAAAGTTTGGCTTTAATGGATATTCGTTTTGCAAGAACTATTAACAGAATTCAAAAATCTGTTATTCAAGAATTAAATAAAATTGCGTTAATCCAATTATACCTTTTAGGTATGGAGGATGAATTAAATAATTTCTCATTATCATTAACTAACCCATCTGCTCAATCTGATTTATTACGTATTGAACAATGGAAAGAAAAAGTTACACTTTATAAAGACGCAACATCAGATCAATCTCAAGTGGGTATCTTACCTGTATCACATACATGGGCTAAGAAAAACATTCTTGGATTTAGTGATTCTGAAGTTATGTTAGATTTACAACAACAACGTTTAGAACGTGCATTAGGATTTGAATTGACAAACACTCAAAATGTAATTAAACGTTCAGGTGTATTTGATGAAGTAGATGCTAAGTATGGTATTCCTGAAGAGGAAAGAGAAAAGGCAATGGAAGCTGCTCCATCTGATGGAGGAGGAGATATGGGTGGAGGAATGGATATGGGAGGTGGGGCACCACCGCCAGCGGGTGGAGGAGGTGAAGAACCTTTAAGTGAATCAACATTACAAAGAAAATCAAAAA